GGCGAAATACTGCTCTTGTGCAGCGTCGTTAGCTACTGCCGCTGCCCAGGCTTTACGCTTGTTCGGGTCGTTCGGCAGGATCGTGGTTCTGGCCATGGTTTACTCCTTAGAAATGGCGCGACGAATACGGGTGATGCTGAGACTTCGCATTCATGTAAGCCGTATGCGCTTCTTGTGGGGACTCAAAGCTGCCAAGGTATTTGTGCACCCCGCCAACCCTTATCCGAGACTCCCACCGTTCACGCCTACGACTTGTGCCGGGGACATGAATTGCCCCCATGAGCCCACTTGCAGATTTGGTCTGTTTCACGGCCAAGTTCTGCATGTTTTGCGAAGCTGTTGCCAGTCGCAAATTGGTCACGGCGTTATTGCTTCGATTGCCGTCGATGTGATCGATAGCTCTCTCAGGCCAAACCCCATAAACAATCGCCCAAATCACGCGATGTACCAAATAACTGCAGCCACCAACCTTGACCTGCCGATACCCGCTATTCAGGTTTGAGCCTGCAACGCGATGAGTCAAACTCCCGCGCGAGCAAGCTGTAGACCAGCGAATTTCACCGGTTTCCGCATTGAGGTCAAAAAGCCGACGGAGTTGGTCCGGCGACATTTTTGGTTTCCCAGTCATCCTGCGTTCACCCTTCTTCATCCCACAGTGACGCACTCCTGCGCGCCGAAAAACCCCCAGCGGAAATGCCAGGGCCTTACAAAGCTGGCTCAGTTCGCCGCTTGCCTTCTGGCTTGCCCACCCTCACGGACTGGCTGGCCTGTATACGCACGCGGGCCTTGCGCCCATCTTTGGATTCGAGTATTAGCACAATTTTTTCGGAGTCAACGCCATTGATTCCGCGCAGGCAAACAGATTCGCCCTCGCGGATTTCAACGACCAGACCCGGGCGGTTTTGTGCCATCACTCGTCCAGCAGTGCCGCTTGCTGTGCGGGGGTCAACTTGGCGTAGGCGGCCTCGTAGGCTGGCCCCTTGAGGCGTGCAATCTGCTCGATCACCCCACCCGTGTTCGGCGTGGACGCACTGGGCAGGCTGCGCAGCGTCACGGGCACATCGCCAGCGGGCCTGCGGTCGGCTGCGGGCGCCTTGACTGGAGTCTGCACACCACGCATGGCCTTGACCATCTTGTGCGCGTCCTCGATCAGGTCTGCAAAGTCTTTGCCCGCGTTGTCGGGTTGGGCTGCCAGCACCTGCAAAGACGTGTCGAACTGCTTTTGCGCGGTGGCATCCGCGGCATAGTCCACCTCGGCCTTGGTCTTTGCAATAAGGCGCTGGATCGTGCGAGCCTGGTACGCCTGCTGCGATTGAGCGTTTGCTTCCTGCAGCGTTTCGGCGCGGATGCGGGCTGCGGCCAGGTCCTCCAGCGCCTCTGTCACGCGCATCTCTTCGGTGGCAAACTCTTCGGCCGTCATCTCGCCATCCATCAGCTTGCGCATGGCGTCGGCCTTGGCCTGGAGTAGTTCCGTCCTCTGCGCCTTGTGGTCGGCGGGCAATTCCGCCTTGTACGCTGGCAGGGCGGCTGGCTCAGGCTCAGGCTCAGGTTCTTGCTGCGCGGCTTCTGCGGCTGGCGCATCGGCGGTCGGAGCATCGGCTGCGGTCTGCTCTTGCTCGTTTTCGTCCTGTGCCTGCGACTCGTCTGCGCCGTCTTCGGCTGGAGTCTCAAGAGGCTCGTCATCGCCAAACGGATCTTGGCCGGCCGCCTCGGCGGCTGCGATGGCTTCAAGGGCTTTGAGGTCTTCGGGTGTGCTCATGGTTCTCACTCCTGCGGGATGGGTTGGGAAAATTGTTGCTGCATCAGGCTCTGCTCCACACCATCGGCCATCGGCGTCTGGCTGCCCACCATGGCTCCGTCCATCTGCTGCATCTCGGGGATGGGCTCTGGCGCAACAGGTTGCGGTTGGGGTTGCGCAACAGGTTGCGGTGGCATTGCGGCCGGGTCAATCACACCGGGGCCGTTCATGTCCTTGAAGCCCACCGACTTGAGCAATTCGTCGGCCACGGGCGTGATCTGCGGCGCCATCGCCAGCACCTGCGCAGCCTGGGCCGACAGGTACAGCCCCTCCAGGCGCTTGGCCATGGCGTCGGCTTCCAGCTTCTCACCCTTGGCCTGGGCTTCGCGGATCTGCGCTTGGAGCTGCGCCATCTGGGCTTCAAACTGGGCCTGGGCCATCTGCTGCTTCTGCTGCATCTCGGCTTGCTGCTCGGGCGTCATCTTTCCGCTGTCGTCGGCCTGGCCATTCACTGACCGGATGCGCTTCAATATCGCCTGCTTGCGTGGCAGGTTCGGGTGCATCTCGAAAATCACGTCCAACAGGTTCACCACGATTTGCGGCGCAGCGCTGGCCAGCTGGGTCATCACCTGCATCAGCTGCTCAAACGCCGCCTCGGCAAAGCTCTGCTTCCATGCCTGCTCGCCCACCGTGAAGTGCGCCTGGCGCTGGGTGATGTCGTTCAGGTAGGTGCCGTCTGGCTGCGGGTCATTGATGCGCGTGTACTCATTGCGCCCGTTGTCGCCGCTGGTGCGCACGGTCATGGGCTGGGTAATGAACTGCTCGGACAGGCTCAGGGCCATCTCGCCTTCCATCTGGCGAGCAAACAGCAGGTTGTCGAACAACTCCATGGTGATGAGGCTGCCCTGCTCCTGTTTTGCCAGCACGGCCCGGCCGCTGGTCGCGTTGGTGTCCAGGCCCCGGTTCTCGCCAGTCACGCCAGACATCTGGCGGATCGCATTCAGGTCGTACTGCGCCAAGTTCAGCTGGAACTGCGCCGCCTGTTTGTTGTCACGGTCGCGCACTTTGTTCCCGGCCAGCGCACCCCGTGCGAACACTGCCGTTCCGTGCGGGTCATCCAACTCCGCGCGGATCTCGTCAATGTCCATTACCTCTGCATTGAATGCGTCCTCTTCCATCAGCAGCTGATTCGCGCTCGCTTCGTACAGGCTGCGGCTCATGCGATGGTTCAGCGCTTCCTGCGGTCCCATCAGTTGGCAGATTGGGCTATACGGCAGGCCGGTGCGCTTGTTGCGGTACGCCCAGTAGGGAATGAACGGGAACCGGTCGTGCTTGAACGGGCTCCATGACTCGATCAGCGTGTCCTTCTCCGTCATGATCGAACACATGATTCGCCATGTCATCGGGTCGGCAATGCCAAACGGGCCGGGTTCCTTGTTGTGGAAAGGCTCGCGGCTCCAGCACTCCAGCAGCAGCACGCGCTCGCGGGTGTTGAACATATCCACCGGCTTGGCCGTCAGGTAGTCCAGCTTGTCATCCTGGCTGCTGAATGCGTCCAGCCCGGCAATCAGCCCGGTGCCCAGCCAGTTGCGCAGGATCTCGGCATCGTCGCCGTTCTGTGCGCAGGCCTCCAGCTTGTCTTTCTTGTCCGGAAACAGCGCGATGGCAACGTCCAGATCCACCACCTTGATGCGAAACAGGTAGCGGGCGTCGCTCAGGTCACGTTTGGTGGCCATCGAGTCCCACAGCACATTGCGCCATGACTCCGCACCGATGTAGACCGGCGCACCGCTCTTGTCACCGCGCAGGCCCACTTCAATCCAGCCAATCCCCGCCTTGAACGCATCCTCGGCCGCGTAGCTGCGCTCAAAGCTGGCCCGGTTCGTCTCGTCCAGGTACTTGAGCAGCTTGGTCTTGAGCGAGGCGTCGTTGTCGGCCTCCTCGCCCTCGTCGTCGGCCACCACCAGAAAGTCCACGCGCGTCTTGCGCTCGGTGCCGCTCAGCCAGTCAATTGTGGGCTTTACATCGTTGTAAACCACCACAGGCTGGCCGCGCTCGCGCAGTTCTTCGGCGTCGTCAAACTCGTACTGGTTGCCGTCGTAAAACTGCTCGCACTTGGCCATCATTGCCCGGTTGGCAGATTGGCGCGAAGCCTCAGCCAGGAACCACGCTCGGCGCTTATCGTGTCGCTCCTGCACGGCGGCAGGGCTGGTGTCGAGATTGGATTTCATACTTCGGCCTCGTTGAGCACCTTGCCGGTGTCCTTGTTGGTTGCAGTCACTTCCCACATCGCGGGCGTGTCCAGGGCTTGTTTGATGTGCTTTGGCGTAGCAGGCATCAGCACCAGCTCGGGTGCGAACGTCACCACCACGTCCACCAGTTCATGCAGCGCGGCTTTGTCGTTCACGTCCTTGCCCAGCAGCGGCATTGCCTCGCGCGCCTCGCGGAAGCAGTGCGCCGATGGACCGCCCGTGCACTTGTCGTCCTTGTTGAACCCCACGAACTCGGTGATGCAGTTGCGGGTGATCGTCCAGACGCCCTGCCCCTCACCGGTCACGAAGACATTGCTGGCCGGCCAGATGCACATAGCGGCACGGGTGTGCTTGCCCAGGCGAATCCACTCCAGGCTAACGACATAGCCATGCTTCACGGCGGTTTTGTAGGCCTGGTTGCCGCCCACGGAGAACATGGGCTCGCCGCTCGGGCTCAGGACAGGGGAAATGTTCACGGCGGTTATCTCCAGCTGCGTTTTCGGTTCTTGAATGCGGACACTGAATCGCTCACCGTGCTGGTCATCAGGTCCACTGCCTGCCCCAGGTAGCGGAAGGCGTCGGCCCCGTGGCTGTACTCGTCGTGCAGCGGGGCCCCGGGCTCATTGGTCTTTTGATTGATGTCGCGCCGGTAGCGCTTCAAGCACTCCACCAGGCGCAGCGTCTTGTCCTGATCGAAGTAGCACTTTGGGAACAGCAGGCGGGCCGCCTTGATGCCTTCCTCGATGCTGGTCTGCGGCAGCACATGGACCGTGCGGCCCATGTCTTTCAGCAGTTCCTCGGTGCTCTTGCCCGTCTGGAAGTTGCGCGTGCGGCCGTCGTGCGGCAGAAAGTCAGTGCCCCAGCGGTAGGGGTGCTTTTCCAGCTGGCCCACATACCAGTCCAGCGTGCGGTTGCTGTCCTCGATGTACCCAATCAGCCGCACCTCGCGCGGGCCGCGCTGGGTCAGGATGATGGTCATGGCGTCATTCCAGCCCAGATCCCAGATGCTGTGCACCGGTAGCTCTGGGTCGTAGGGCACCAGCGTCACACGCCTGTCGTTGTAAAGCTGGTCGATCTCGTAGCGGTAGATCGCCCCCTCGGCCACGCGCCGCGGCTTGCCCTCCCAGATGTGGTCGTAGCTGGCAGGGTCCAGCGCCTTCGCCTTCACACGCTCCTGCTCCAGCACCGCTGGAAACCACGGGTTATCGCGCCAGTTGATCTCGCACGTCCATGTGTCTGGGCTGGGTGTCGCAATAAAGCGCTGCCACGTTTCATCCGTGTCCATATCCGGGTTGAGCGTCAGCCAGATTTCCGACTCGGGCTTGCGGATGGTCGGGATAAGGGTGTCCCAGCTCTTTTTGCTCACGCCGTGGGCTTCTTCCACCCACACAATGTCGCATCCCTCGAACGACTTGATCGAGTCCACCGTGTGCGCCTGCAGGCCGGTGAACAGAAACAGCGAACCGTTGGCGCCACGGATCTCGTTGTCCAGGATCTCGAACTCATCGGTCAGATTC